AGAGACAGGCATGAAGGGTACTGACATAGCTGCTGATCTAGGGTTAAGCCCAAATAGCGTCAGGACTATATTGTTTAACAACGGGGTCAAGCTAAAGACCCCAAGGGGTAGGCCAATGGTGGACAACCCCGTTAGAAATAGATTCAAGGTTCCCAAAATTCACGAGGGGCCAGAGAGAGTATTACCAGATCCATTTAGGAGGAGATATGAAAACTAGCGAATCACTAAAGCATTTTGCACCAGCATTTAGAAAGGCACAGAGTGAGATGGAGGCTGTCAAGAAAGACCAAGCTAACCCATTCTTTAAGTCAAAGTACGCGAACATTGAGTCAATAATTGATTGTGTTACGCCAATCTTAACCAATAACAATCTGTGCTTTTCACAGCACCCAGTGTCTACTGAGAGGGGAGTGGGCGTTACCACTATCCTGATGCACGACTCAGGTGAGTGGATACAAGAGTCCTACACTTTACCCATAGCTAGCCCTAAGCCCCAGGAAGGCGCTGCTGCGATTACATACGCCAGACGTTATGGGCTTCAATCCATCTGTGGACTGCGGGCCTATGATGATGATGATGGCGAGAGGGCTATGGGACGCTGAAACAACAGGAGTAGAGTGATGAGTGATTTAGACAGAGTTTTTATGATGTCTTATATAGCGACGACAGTGATACTGTTTTGTTGTCAAGATCAGGAGGAGCTATGAACGATATATATCTAATCGCGTCGGTTTTATGGGTAGTTTTTTCTTTTATGTGGCTTATGAAACTAGAAATAGGCCAACAAGCGCCAGTAAATTTCGAAAGGCTCTCCGATAGATGTAGAGAAATACTGACGTCTCGTACAGTTAGACTACCGCTAAAAGAACCAGTATCCTCGCGTCAAACGCCTCTCTGCGCTCGTCCTCGGTACTACGCGTGTTCGGTAGTTGGAGCTGCTTGTTGGTGGGACTTCGATGAGTACTACGAAGTTAGATGTAAAACCCACGAGGACGTTAGTCTACAGAAAGCTATCGACTTAATCGTAGAACACTGCGGAATAGTCTTAGACGTAACACCAGCTACTGGAGAGACTATGAAGATTGTGAAGAAACCGAGGAGTAAGAAATGAGTGATACAGAGAAACAATTTCAAGCAGCACTTCGTGATGTTGAGTATAAGCTTAAACGCGAGATCGAGAATGATACGCCAGAGAGGAATGCAGGTGAGACGGTGGCGGTGATGGCGGGTATTGGACTGGGTAAGTCTCAGTTTCTGCGTGAAGTTATTGAGCAAGCACTACAACAACAGGAGCAGAGTAGATGAAAAAGAAACAGATAAAACGTCCAGTCCCACTGTTGGTCGATGACCGTGGCTACGTGTTGTATGCAAACCCCAACGCTACATATGACATGGGATGTCGTCGTAATTTCACCCCAGCACAATGCTTTAAGCACTGGGGAAGGGGTTATTTTTGTAAGCACGGCGAACTCGATCGGTACTTTTCGGAGCGACGCAAAACCAGAGCAGCAAAGATTAGAAAGGCTGTAAGGGACCACCAGAAAGGCCTACCAATAGAATTTGTGGTTATGGGGGATACACCCGTTTACATAGAGATAGCGTATGCTGACCTGACTGGTGTTAGCTTCCCCAAGAGGCTTAAAAACACCCGTGTGGACATGTACATTCAGTGTTGTGACTTCAACGGGGAAGAGCTTGTATTGCCAGATAACCTTGAAAGTGTCAGGATTGATGACCTCACTACCGCTAAAGATGGGATCTGCGTGGTTATTGGGAAACACACTAAGATTAATTGGGAAGAGTAGAGGGAGCAGAGTGAATGAGCATTTCGTTCAAAGTGACGGTAGAAGTTGTACTGCCTAACATGATAGACCGGGAGGCTCTGGACAAAGAGTTCAACGGAAATCTCCGCAAGGCTTTAGAGTTTATCCTTGACGGAGAAAAAGTCGTCGGGTTTTCTGACAGCGAGACGATAATCAAAATTGAGGAGTCTGACACCCCCAAGCAGGATGGTGTGGCTATCAGTAGTTGGGCGGCAACAGAGGCTACCGAGGCATTAAAAGTGGTGCAGGCTGACAGGTATCACATGTGCGCCGAATACGGGGAAGCTCTTAGCGAAATCTTGGCAGCACTGCAACAACTGGAGCAGAGTGAATGAGACTAATTGAATGCGAACAAGGTAGTGAGGAGTGGTTAAAGGCTAGACTTGGAGTACCGTCTGCCTCCAACTTCTCCAAGATTCTTACAACAAAAGGAACACCGTCAACCCAGGCTAAGGCTTATGTTGATGCGCTAGTAGCAGAATCCATTACAGGTGAATCCACCTATGTAAAGGTAACTGACGCCATGCAACGTGGCACTGATCTGGAACCCTACGCTAGAGATAGGTACATACTAGAGACTGGGAACCAAGTTCAGGAAGTGGGCTTTTGTCTTCACGATGATTATCAAGCTGGTGCAAGCCCAGATGGTCTGATTGGTGACGATGGAGGCTTAGAAATCAAGTCACCCTTGGGAGGTACTATGGTATCTTATTTAAGGGGTGGCAGGTTGCCCAGTAAATACTTTCAGCAGGTACAAGGCTGTATGTACATTACTGGCAGGAAGTGGTGGGACTTTATGGCATACCATCCAGACATGAAGCCCCTGATAGTTAGAGTGGAGAGAGATGAGGATTTTATATCTTGTCTTGATGAAACTCTAAGAAAGGTAGTGGATGAAATTGAAAATTTAGTCAATAAATATTCGGAGGAATAATGGAATACGATAACACTAACAGGGGTGCAGTTTGGAAGAACGAAACTGATAACCCTAAAGCACCCACACTGAAGGGCGAGTGCAACATAGATGGGACTGACTATCTAGTGAGTGCCTGGAAGAACGACATTTCAGGCAATCCTAAAAGGCCAGTGCTTAGTTTCTCTTTTGAGAAGAAGCAAGCTAAGGCCAAAGCTCCTGAACCCACTGCCAGCTTTGAGGATGTGCCGTGGTAGATCATTTTGGGAATGTGTTAAGGAGGCTCCATGAATCTTCTGGAGTCTCACAATACAAAATTGCCAAGGACATTGGGATGGCTTCCTCTAACTACAACGCTATGTTGAATAGGAAAGACATGAAGTGTTCCACGTTCTTTGCTGTTTGTGATGCAATGGGATATAAGCCGGAGGATTTATGCCAGTATCTGCGGTAGCTAATGACCTTTCAGATTTGAAGAAAATCTTTAGGGACATTGACAAGCTAATCAAGAAGACTGGTTTTGCTAACATAGCCTACTCTGACGGGGGGATGAAGGTGGAGGACTTCACCCTCTCCTCCCTGTCTCAGAAAGCTCTTAAAGCGATTTGGACAAGGGAGGCTGCAAAGCATAACTGGAAGACAGAAGACATTGATGAGGCCATGTATGAGGGCATGAATCGGTGGCTTAAAACTAAGTGTTACAGCGACACTAAGGAAAAGTTTCTTCTGAGGTTTATCAAGAACCCAGAGGGAGGGGAAAAGGCAGAGGTTACAAGTTCTGCTAACTGGACTGTTGGGGAGATGACATTCTTCCTGGACTGGATGCAAAACTTCTGCGCTAAGGATGGACTCATCTTAGAGGCGAAGGGAGAATACCTTGAAAATACCAAAGCTCAGGATAATTAATACAGAAAAGGCGGCGGAATCCTTATCTGGCGACCTAACTCCGAATGAGATTAAGAATCTTAACGGAAGCAAGAGGGCGTTTACTGATAAAGAAATATCATACATAGAAAAGAACAAGCCATACCTTTTGGCATCTAATCAAAGGGAAGACATAAGGGATATTAGCGATAGTGGATTCTCTTTAATGTCCAAGGAATTCAGCATTGAACTTTTATCAAGAAGGTTTGCGTTTTACGAGGACACATTAATAGGAAAGAAGGTTGATACTGCACAAGAATTAAGAGCTAGGTCATTAAAAACAAGGGACTGCCTAATGAATGGCCTTTATTTTGATACATTGAAATCAGTTAAGGAATAATCATGGGGACTAAATGGAATAACGTAGCTGTTAGGGCGGCTCCAGATCCGCAACTATTAGAGTATTGCGAGACAGAGAAGCAGAAAGAATACCTTACTGCTTGGATAGAGTTTGAAACCTCTGCTGCTGCTGCTAAGGAGCTTGGATGTGCCGAGCATAACATCAGATCTTGCAAGAGAACTGTAGAAAGAAACGCAGCTAAGAAAGGCTGGCAGAAGTCAGATAAACACATACCGGACGGGTATAAGGTAAAGGGGAAATCAACACTCCTTGATTCTGATGGTAATACCAAAATTCAATGGGTCAAGACTGAGGTAGATAAAGAAAGACAAGAAGAAATAATGAGGGAGCTATGTGAAGAACTCACTCAGAATATAAAACCTTGGCCCGCAGTCAAAGCCCCTAAGAAGGTAAATGCAGACTTATGCTCAGTGTACACAATCACTGACTATCACATAGGCGCGTACTCTTGGAATGAGGAGACTGGCGCTGACTGGGATATTAAGATTGCAGAGGATACTTTATACAAAGCATTCGCGGATATGATTAACGGAACCCCAGACTCTGACCAGGCAGTATTCGTTCAGATGGGAGACTTCCTTCACTGGGACGGTCTGACCTCCGTAACCCCACTAAACAAGCACGTTCTTGATTCAGATGGTAGATACCCTAAGCTAGTCCAAGTCGCGGTAGAAACCTGTGTACGGGCGGTAGAAATGCTATTACACAAGCATAAGCACGTTCATGTAGTAATGTGCGAGGGTAATCACGATCTAACTGGGTCTGTTTGGTTACAAGCCATAATGAAGATGGCATTCAAAAAGAACAAAAGAGTCACCGTGGATGATAGTGTGTTCCCATACTATTCATTTACCTGGGGTAATGTCTTCTTGGGATGGCATCATGGACACTTAACCAAGATTAGAGGTCTTGCTGGTAAGTTCTTCTCAGAGCCAAGGTTCCGTGGTCAGATGGCGAATACTGACTACATCTACATTAGTACAGGACACTACCATACCAAGGAGGTAGTAGAGGTATCCGGTGCGGTGATAGAAAGACACCCCACATTAAATGCCAGAGATGCCTACGGGGCTAGGGGATTTGAACACTCCCAAAGGGGTGCATTGGCAATCACTTATGATAAGCAGAAAGGCGAGATTAGTAGAGTAACGGTAACACCATGAGACAACTGAGCGAACTTAACATCCTTGAACACTGCCAACAGTGCGTCTATCACAAGAAAGATGACATCAACCCTTCTCGAACTTATTGTGAGAAGCTGGCAGAAAGATATGGGAGGCCAGTAGAGATATGTGTAAACAAACACTTTCCAATCGTATGCCCTTTGTTGAAGGTGTAGCTAAAGTCAGGAATCCCTGTAGAGGTATATGTTCTACTTCTACCGTGGGGAGTATCTGGTGTGTAGGTTGTGGTAGGTATTACAAAGATGTGATTAATTGGAATGCCTATGATGAGTCTAACAAGATACTAGCCATGAAGAGGGCTACGGAACATCAACAGAAAAAGAGGAGTGGAGAGGTTACTGATAACCTAGATTACTTATGAAAGCAAAAGACATACAAGTAGGTGGGAATCATTACAAGGATTTCAAAATCCAACCCATAGAGTATATCCAGGCTAACAATTTAAGTTACTGCGAAGCCAACGTAGTTAAGTATGTTACTAGGTGGAGGAGTAAGAATGGTGTTGAGGACTTGAGAAAAGCTAAACACTACATAGACCTGCTCATAGAGAGCGAGATTAAAGAGCCTAAATTAGAATATTTAAGAGAGTAGTATGCCAAAGAAAACACTTAGGGCTTTGATAGATGATGTAGCTAAGTTATTACAGAAGCACGTTAGATTGAAGGCTGCGGTGGCTGCTGATAAGAGTGGGTTTATAGAGTGTGTATCATGTAATAAGTGGTTTCACTGGAAGGATATGCAGGGTGGACACTGGATAGAAAGAGGGAAGCAGGCTACTAAGATTATGGAAGAGAACATACATCCCCAGTGTAAAGGGTGTAATCAATATGGCATGAGGCATAGGACTCACGTTAGAGAAGGTTACTCAAAGTTTATGCGGGATATGTACGGGGATGACTTCTGCGATCAAATGCTAATGGACTCCAGGAAGCCTGTTAAATACTTCAGACCTGACCTAGAAGATATGATCAAAGACCTGAGAAAGAAGAACAAAGAACTTGAATCACAAATATAAACTATGCGGAGTATGTTGGCTTGAAACAGGAAAACCGGACTGTAGAGGTAGATCCCATGGAACCAGAAGATCTGGCGAAGTGGGTGAGCGACAACTTGCCCTTTTTGGAGGGGGACGATCAGAGGGCGATAGGGACTCTAGCAATGATGGTGAGGGATTACTCAGAATTCATGGAGGAGAATAATACTGTAGATGAGTTATTCAGTATGTTCATCTCTATGAGATACAAAGAGATAATAGATAAGGATCTACATTAAGGTGAGGTCAGTACGACACCCAAAGGCGAGGGTGGAGGAAACCCAGGATGCCGCACTGCCTCGAAACTTAAAGTTTAATATTGTAGACGCCAGCGTTATACGCCTCTTCCTTAATTGCGTTTCTGTCATCTTCATTTAATTCTGAGAAGATTTTAGCTAAAGAAGACATAACAAATTCTGGAGTGTATTCGCTTGGCTTAAAACCTCTCTTCTCAAAAGCAATCAACTTGTTTACTGCCCTTGGGCTTTTTGAAAGCCTGTAAAGAACTGGAGGCAATCCCAGAACACCTAAAGCAGTGGTAGCCGCAGCAGTAGCTCCAGCCGCAGGGTCTTGCGTACCAAGCCCAAAAATAGCACCAGCACCAAGAGCAGCACTAATTTCCCTACCTCTCAACGCCAAAGACAGTACGCCTCCCTCAGTAGTTCTTAGAGAGTCGCCCACAGCATTTAATACTTTCTTAAACTGAGGCCATTCTTCCCCGTATATCGCTGCCATTATCTTCTGGTTCTTGGGGCTATTAAATTTATTTACGGTAGCCTGATTAAAGACCTTTTCATCAGTCAAATCACCAAACATATTCCTAGTGAAAGACGCTCTCAATATTGATTTTACGTTCTTCTTTGTCCTAAGTTCTTTTGGTAATTCTTTTAATAAGCCAGATTTTCTTAGGGCTTCAAAGGACTTATCAATACTGGTCATAAAGTTCTTAACCTTTGAGATATTCCCAGTAGCTATCAACATATTACCAAGCGCATCAAAATCACCTTTTCCTGCGCGCCTAAACTGACCAGCGTTAACTTCTGGAAGTATTCCTTCAGTCAGATCTTTGAATGTTGAATTTAGATTAGCGTAATCTTTGTATATTCCTGGAGCTTGCTTCTCTAAAGTTTCTTCTATCCCTTCCTTGATTGCCTGAGAAAGCTGAGTAAGCTCTCTAACAACTGTCGCGTTCTGGCTTGCGCCACCAGGCATAGCATCATCAATATATCCGTTAAGACGCTTTTGAAGGTTTAGCAATGTTTGTGCATTTACTTTTAACGCTTTCCCATCAGGAGCAATTATGTCCCTGAACTCTTCATATATTCTCTGAGTTTCTTTATGAAGAATAGAACCAGTATCGTCCATATTCTTGACTTGGAAATCACCAATCTTGAAGCCAATCTTGTTAGTTGGAAAAACTGATTCTGTCGGCGCGTTTTGTATTATCTTGTCTAGCTCTTTTCCATAAAACTCTCTGGCGGCGTTACGGCCACCATTTACGACATAATACATAGACTCCCCAAGGTCTTCAGTAGTCAGACCTCCTTTTGAGAACCCTTCTATATGCCCCTTAATTACGTCAGCCGCAGCCTTCCTGTCTGCTTCATAGCTTCTTCTGGAAATCATGCCGACTTCAGCAATTTCATTGAACAGCTTTCTCATAAAGCCAACATCTTCAATAGCCCTTGGGTTAAGAGAAGCACCGCCTTCTTGAAGAAGTTGTTGAGTTTGGGCAAGAGAAGCCCTGCTTCCTTGAGCAGCCCTAGAAACATTCATAAGCTGACCAAATTTATCGCCTAGTGCTTTTGCTCCAGTTAGCCGAAACACTGGCCTGACTAATTTGCCAGCACCCAATGTGGCAACGTCAAAGCCACCAGAAATCAAAGCCTCTTCAGCCGCTCCGACATAATCTTTTTCTTTTCCTTCAATTATGTCTTCAAGAAGCTCGCCACCAAAAGCCCCAACCATGCCACCAGCAATGCCACCAATAACTGTTCCAACTGGGCCAGCACCCAATGTACCAGCAGCAGCACCAGCAGCTATTCCACCAGCAATAGAACCTACAGTCTCAAGACCTTCTACATTAGTTGGCCTTCTCCTTCTCTCATAAAGCGAATCTATCTGCTCATCACTTAATGTAGACAGGTCAATGCCTAATAAATCTCTAGGGTCTGCCATTGTCTTATCCTATAAACTAAATGTTCCTGGTGAGCTAACAGACCTTTGAGTTTGCTCAAATTCTGCTTGCCTTTGTCTCTGTAGCTCAAGCTGCTGCCTTTGCTCTTCTTCTAGCTGCTGCCTTTTGCTGCTTTGCAATTGCCTGTCATAGGCCTCTCTTTCGGCTTGATCCATAAAATTAAGGCTAGTTTTTTCTTCTAAATAAGTAATGTATTGAGGATCATTGATTTTACTAGACCAGAAATCATTGAAAGTAACAACCTCATTGGTTTCAGAATCTATCATTGCTGGAGAGCCATTGTTTTGCCTCAAAAACTTAAGCCTTTCGTTCTCTTTTTCTGCTGCAATAAAAGACAATTTCTGCATACCAGCCAGATAGCTTGCAATTTGTTCCGCACTATAAGTTTCGTCTGGAAAGCCTTGCCTTGCCAATTCAATATCTTTATCTGAAGCAGCTCCAGGAGGGAGTCCGTCCATTGTTGCAGCATTGATAACTTTATTGAACCTTCTCCTTAACGTACTTATTTCGTCTTGTGTTCCAGTTATGGCCTTCCATTTCTCATTTATCTCACCAGCCATTCCAGGAGTATAATTAGCAGCGGCTTCTGCTGCATTGAACTCTTTTGCCAAGGCTCTTGTCTCTCTAGCGTCATCATAAAGATCGGAAGCTCTAAGGTCGGCTTCTCTTAAAGCCGCTATTGTCCTAGAATCCAAATCTTCCTTCTGCAACTCAGCGAGCCTTTCTCTTAAATCAAGTTCATCCCTTTTTAGAACCCTGTCAAGTTCTGCTTCGGAAACTTGCTGGTTTCTCCAGTCGGTTAAATCATCTTGAACCGTCTGATTAAATTGCAGCTCTTCTCTTCCTAGCTCAACTTGTTCAGCAGCAGTTGCTGCTCTTGTTTTAGCGGTTTCTGCTTGACTTTCTGCAACAGCAAGTTCTCGTTCCCTAGCCGCCTTTTCAGCAATTCTTTGTTCGCTTAAAGACAAAAGCTGGGCGGCTTGAAGGCCAAGACCCATGTCTT